CGGCATAAATTCTGGAGGCAGTTCCATATCTGCTACGCCGTCGTTTGCAATATACCTCAAATCATTATCATCATTGATAAACATTCTTGGTGGTCTTTGTGGAATAAAAGGTTCTTGCATCATCAAAGGTGATCTTGGCATACCGCCTCGCTGAAATCTCATGACAGGCATGTCGGGATTCATCATGATTGTAGGCATACCGCCTCCGGCGTATCCTAGCATATATTTTTTACGCATGCCTGGCATCAGAATCTTCCTGCAAATTTGGTGCCACGAATCGCTGCACCGCCGCCTCTAGATTTGCCAGCGTCCGCACCCGGTTTAGGGGGTCCACCATTGGCTTCTTGTTTGGGTTGAGACAAAGGAACCGTGCCTTGGTCTTTAATTTTCATTGATTTACTAGCGGCGCCTGGGTTTTTTGGCATTGCGCCTCTGAACTTTCTTGGTCTTTGCATTGGTCTTCCTCTTTTTTTTAACTTTCCCTGCCTTGCTTAACGCAATAGCAATGGATTGTTTCTTCTTGTAGCCTTCTTTCCTAAGTTTCTTTATATTAGCAGAAACTGTTTTGTTTGCACTACCCTTTTTTAGCGGCACTTTTTTTCTTAGTTGTTTTCTTAACTGCTTTTTTTACTGCTTTTTTCTTTGGCGCTGCTTTTTTAACAGCTGTCTTTTTAGGCGCTGCTTTTTTCTCTGGTTCTTCTTTTTTCTCATCCTTAATGGGTTCTCTGGATTTAATAAGTTGTTCTTTCCTTTTGGGATCGCCACGCCAAGCTCTTTCAGCTTGGTGTTCGGCTAATTTCTTTTCTTCTTCAGCCCGTTCTTTTAATTTTTTCTCTTTGTGGGCCGCTTGCATGGCTTCCATTACTGAACTCATGTTCTATTCTCCTTTTGTAAATCGGCTGCTTTAAATCGTTCTGCTTGATCCAAACGATCTTGTGCCGTTTCATTTTTCATAACTGCAATGTCTTCAGAAAGATTAATACGATCTTTTGCAATATCATCCTGTTGATCTACTTTCATTATATCTAAATTTTGTTTTTCTCCAAATTCTTGCTGCTTACGCTGTAAATCACCGGCTTTAATGTCTAACTCTTGACGTCTAAGTTCCACCAATGGATCTTCTTGTGGTGGCGGTGGGGCAAACTGCTCATTAATTTGTTGCATCAAATCGGCAATAACAGTAGCGACTTGAGCTTGCTGCTGTATTTGCATTTGTTGTTGCAGTTGTTGTTGCTGTTCAGGTGGCAGTTGCATCATTTGTTGTTGCATCTGCATCATTTGTGGGTCTTGTGCCATTTGTTGTTGTACTATTTCTTCCGCTTTTAGCGTGATGTGTTCATACACATGCGCTTGAACCATTGCCATTCCTTGTGGGTTTTGTTGCATAATCGCGGTGCCGTAAAGACTCATGTGAGTCGCTATATGGGCATCGTGTTCTTGTCCTTGGAAAGCTTGTGCACCTTTGCCAATCAGCAAAGAAGAGTTTTCATTACCAGGATCCACCGGTTCCGGTTGAGGCGGTGGGGGCAATAACGCTTCAATGTTCTGCACATTGAGTGCTTGATACATACGGCGATACGCCTCGTATAGACCCATCTGACCGTGAACCTCTGGATTCGATTGCACCATTTGCAGCATTTGCTGTGCCATCATGACCCGTTGGCTCATCGAGAATATGTTTGGATCCGAGACTGGAATGATGTCGACTCGATCATCAAAGTCGACTTGCTTAATGTTTTGATCGCCATTGGCGGTCATGTAAGGATAAGAAGGGGGGAGGTATTGGGCAAAAACACTGGCCAACAATCTAAATTCAATCTTCTGTGCGTAATGCAATCGTTTGTGAATTGCTGACATTACTTTGGTGCCACGCTCCAACAACGCCACAGTGGTACCCACTGGCATCTCTTGGTTGGAATCGCCCACCTGAATGTCGGCAATGGAGGCAAATCGTTTGCCCGCATCGACCATTAAGCCCAATAAAGCCAACAGTGTTTGTGACGGTTCTTTAAACGGCAATGCAACAAAGGCTTCGCGTAAACTGCCGCTGGGGGCATCCATGTCGCGAAACTCACCTGGTTGTAAGGGCTGATCGTCGTCCCGGATACGAATACCTCGTGCTTTAAATCCGGCAGGCAAATTGGCCAGAGTGCCAGCGTCGATCAGCTGACGCAAAATAGAAGTGGAAGCCCGTGAAAGCCCGCCAATCATGTGCGTCAAGCCAAAACCGTAAAAACCAAGCCCTGGAAGGAACTTGTAATGAACAAAGTATTGTATTTTCTTTTGCAATGGGTCGTTCTCGTTCCAATTGCGACGAATGGAAAGCACGGCATTGTTGCGTTTGGACAACGTAACGATGTAGGGCAACTTAATCCCAGTCGGCTCACCCATCTGATCTAAATCTTCAAACCCAGTAAGATCCAAGTCAGTATGCATTTCATACAACTCACAATCGCCACTGTCGTTGCTTGGCTCCACGCCTTGCAACTTATCAATTTCTTCTTGAATGTCTTTGTTGTCGTACTGAGCACCCATTGAATTCAATGGCACATCACGATAAAACCCACTGTTTTGCATCTTAACCACATCGTTCATCGACATCGAAACAATGTTGGTAATCCGTGTCGCGGATTGTAAATCACTGGTGTCGTAAGGCACGACGAGGTTTTCACTAGGGATAAACTTCGATACCGCCCGTCCTAAGTTCTCATCGTAGTAGACTTTACGAAAAGCTGATCCTGAAAGGGGTAAATAGAACAATAACATATCCGTTTCAGGATCGTATTCTTCCATGACATTCATAATCTGGTAATTCATGTACTCTTTGACTCGACCGGCTTGCGCTTCGGAGTCGGGCGTAACCGCGCCCATAATCTGTGTTTTTACTGGCCCTTGAGAAGGCAGTATCTCGGCATAAGCTTGTGCTTGGAATTGCGTAACGGATTCGGCCAATAAAGGATGCGTAATGCCCGACGCTCCTTCAAAGGGTTGTGAGCGTTCTTCGTATTTCATGCCCAAGTATTCTAGACCATCGCGGTATTGCTGTTCCCATTCGGAACGAGAGCTTAAGTCTTCTTGCACATCACCGACGCATTGATTAAAAATAGTGTTTAATTCTGAATCATCGAGTTCTTCGGCTAGATTGGCACCAAACTCTACCTCATCAGACATCATGTCGCCTTCACCGACAATGATGTTGCCGTTTTCCAAAGGCGTGATGGCGACGTCTTCACCATTAAACTCGGCTAGGGTGGGATCCTCTAGTTCAATTGTTCGTGAATCATCGATAACCTCAACTGGCTCTTCTTGAACCGGATATATTCGTTTATCAACTTCCGCCATACTAACGCCCTTGTACTAATTTAAAAAGAAGTGCACTGATCCAATTGCGATATTGGGTTAGCGGACTCATTACTGTGTATTTCATTCTACTCATTAAATATTATTTTTCCACATCAATAATAAATGCGCTGTTGTGGCACATACTCCTCATCTTCTTCATCCGAGTATAGACGAACAAAGTTGCCTTGTCTAAATCTCAATATCGCTTGCGTCATGGAATCGACATAATCGTCATACTCGCCAAAAGGGAACGCAGCACATTCCTCAATCACCTCTTCGGCAAACTTCTTCTTTGGCGCCCAGACCATACCCGATTCAAACACCGGACTGACCGCATGCACCCTGGTCACCTTATCATTGCCCCTTGACGGGCGATAATTGACCACCGGTATGCCCATATTCCTTAGTTCCTGAGTCAGCGGCGTACCACTGGCTTGGGCTTCCACCAATACCATTTCAGGCTCCCAATAATTATACTCTTCAGCCGCCACCGCTTTCAGCTCTGGGAAATCCCAACGCCCACGCTTGGCATCGAGCAATATAATCGAATCGCCACTCTCTTCATTGGGCTTAAAAATACCCCAAGTGGTAATCGCTGAGAAATCAGCCGTTTCATTGCGAGAAAAAGCCGTGTCATAGCTCTGAATAATGTAATCCACTGGCGGAATCTTGTCTTTTTCCCAAACTTGCCACCAATCTCGTTTAATAATCGCCCCTTCTTCCGAAGTGGGGTTCTGCATGTATTGGGCGTTCCACTTGGTCACCGGTAGTGATGCTTTCACCGCTTCCAATTCTTCAATCTTCCAATACTCAGGCCACAATGGGTTGCCTGTTTCCTCAAAAATAGCGGGCAATTCGACCACATGCCACTGATCGGCATGATTTTCCGTTTGTCGTTTCAACAACTTCGCTGTTAAATCAATGGTTGACCAGCGTGTCATCACAATCACAATGGAACCGCCTGGTTGGAGCCGCTGACGAGGTCCTGAAGTATACCATTCATAGGCTGAATCCAGTGCCGAGGGACTCAAAGCGTCTTGTTCGGAGTGTGGATCATCAATAATAAGCAAATCGGCACCTCGACCGGTGATCGCTCCACCGACACCCGCTGCGAAATACTCGCCGCCTTTGTTGGTTTCCCAACGCCCAGCCGATTTCGAGTCGGCACGCAGCACCACTTTTGGAAACACTGCTTTGTATTCGTCAGAATCCATAAGATTCCTTACTTTACGACCGAACCGAACGGACAATTCCGAGGTATGGGTGGTTTGCATGATTTTCATGTTGGGATTGAGTCCCATCACCCAGGATGGAAAGTAAACGGAAGCAAACTCACTTTTTGTGTGTCTTGGCGGCATGTTGATAATGAGTCTCTTGATATCGCCTTTTGCTATTTCGGTTAATTTTTTTGCAAAAATTTTGTGGTGGTCACCTTGAATGAATTCTGGCCATATGTAGCGGATATAGTCAATAAAGGATTTTTGCACCTCCCCTTGTTTGTCGAGATTTTCTAATCGCTCTTGCAGCAAGAGAATCTCTCGCATGGAATCCACAGGGACATGTCTCAAGTCATTAGGCATAGGAGTCACTATAATCCGTTTTGTTTTTTCATTCAATTATTTGTGTCGAACGGTATTATATATATCAAACTATAGGGATCCTAAATAGCATAGGGGGGGTTGGGGGGTCGATATATAAAAATCTCAGATTCTCGATCTCAGATGGAAAAGAATCCTATCTATATCATGCGGACTTATAGGTTGCGCAAAGTAGACA